TACGATGGTGCGCAGATCGCCTTCGGGCCAGCTCAGGATGTGCCATGGCAGTTCGGTCGCCTCGCACATGGCCAGGTCGCGCGGCGAAGGCCTGCTTGTCGCGTCCGGGTGTGAGTGAACGATGCCCATCACTTCGCCCTGATCTTCAGCCGCGGCGTAATCCTCGGGATCAATCCGAAACTCCTCGTTCGGCTCGGTCGCGGTATTGGCGCAAGGGATGTACTGCTGCTTACGTCCGATCCTGATCAACAACCCGCAGCACTCTCGCGGGTATTCGGCGGCCGCATGTGTCTGCACTGCCTTGAGGATGTGTTTCAACATGGTCAGCTCCGGGCGATCAGGGATACGGCAGGAAATCCACCAAATGGAAGTTGGTTTCCATCCCCGAACCGCGGCACACAGCCGCGACCGAGCGTGGCATCACATTCGTCTTTCTCGGGATCGTCCGTCAGGTTTCCGTCCTTGTCACGGTATGGCCCGGTGTAGCCGCAGTTGGGTCCACGATATCCACCGGTAAGGCACCAGTGACACAGAGTTGTCATCTGCCGCCCTATGGACTCCCCGCCTACATCACCGGGGCTGGCAAGCTCCCACGACACACTGCTGCCGTTCTCAGACGTCTTCTGGTCCAGATACCAGACCTCGATTGATTCCTGAGTGGGGTCTGCGTCCGGGTTTCCGCCGGGGAAATTCTCGGCATCCAGATAGGTGCCCAGCGTGTGCCGCATGGTCAGCTTGAACTCGAGCAGATCCTCGAATGCCAGGCACAGCGCTGTGATGCGGCCGTTCACGTTGCCGACTGACAACGTTGGACGGACCGCCGTGCCGTCGCCGGTAGCCTGAATGCCGTCGATCTGCATCGGCCAGGCACCGTATTCGTTGCCCTGCCACCAAATGGCCTTGGCGGGCAACTGGTCGGCATCGGCGCCAGCGGCGAGCAGTTCTGCGGCCGTATAGGGAATGGCGTGTCCATGGAACCGCAACACGTCGGCGCCGTAATCTGAGCCGTCCAGTTCAAACAGCAGCACCTCACTACCAGGTTCAAGCTCCTGAAGTTTTTGAATTAACGGCATATCGAACCTATGGAAGGAATGACTGGGTGAACGTGGTGGTCAGCGTGAAAAAACCAGCGCCGTTCGGTGAGATGGACGGTGCCGAGGCGCGGTAGAAGCTCAGTTCGCCCAAAGGCGGCGTCCAGAAGAACGACTTGAAGCCACCGTGACGGTCGAGGAATGCCTTTATTTCCAGCGCCACCGCTTCGCGCACCACGAATGTCAGAGGCCAGACCTCGACCTTGTTGTTAGGGCCATCACCGACGACCTGCTCATAGCCGTTCCCGAATTTGCTTGATCTGGTGCGGTACTCGGGCGAGCTGGTCACGCCCAACCGCTCGCACCAGGTGAATGTCTCAACGGCCATTGACCACCCTCCAAATTGCGCCACCTGGCCGAAGCTCTTCAGCGATTGCCTGCTGTGCGCCGCGCTTGGCGGTGTCGGCATAGGCTTGGCCGACAGCCTGCATGTCGCGGTCAGAGGTGTTGTTGCCAGCACCGTCGACCGTGAAGTTTTGCTGGATGACAATCGAATTGCCCGCGGCCGGGGCGGCTGGCCCACCGGAGCTCGCAGAGGAAAGACCAACGTAACCACCGTCGGCATATCCAGGCTTACCGGATTTGTTCAGCCGCTCCAGATAGGCGCGCATGCCTGGCTGCTGGACGACTTCCTTGCGGATGACGACCTCGCCGCCGTGGACTACACCCATCGGCTCATATTTGCCGCCATCGCCGGTGTAGCCGCCATCCCAATGTTGCGAAGACAGCCACGCCTGATAAGCCGCACCGGTATATCCGGCCTGGGTGGCTCCTGCCGACGGGCCGCCGAACAGCGCGCCAGCCGCCGTGGTCGCTATCCCCAGTAACGCGCTGCCTCCAGACGCCAGCGCTTGTCGCGCGGCAATCCTTGCCAGGTCAGCCAGCACCGACTTTGTGAAGTCGGCAATCGAGGCTTTCCCGGTTGTAGCGAAGTTCACGACTGAGTCTTCCAGACCACTGAACACACCGGTGAACAGGCTTTTGGTTTGGCCCGCAACATCCCGCGCGCTTTGCAGATAATCCTGATATGCCGCCGAGGCGCCATTGGTCCAATCGGCCTGCGCCTTGTCCACGTCGACGTAATACTGCCTCTGGTACGCAAGGCGCTGGGCAAGCGCGTTTTTCAGCGAAGCCGTCTCCTTGTCGTATAGCTCAGTGGTGAATTGGTCCTTGTTGCTCTTGTTGTAGTCCGAGGTCAGCTTGTCCAGTTGCGACTGGTAAGACTGCTGAATGCTGAGCTGCTCTTGCAGGCGCTGCTTCTGCACATCGCCCAAGCCGACGCCGGCGAGGTTGTTGTCGAGCCCCTGTTTAGCGCTGGCCAACTGGCTTTGTAGGTTCTCATCGAAGGCCGCCAGCTTGCGGCGAGTGTCGAGCGCCTTCTCAGACAGGGTGTTCTGGGTTTCGAGTGCGGCGTTGCGTTTTAGCTGGGCAGTGATCAGATCCTGACTGGCCAGCAACGACTTCTGATCGGCCGTCAGCGTCTTCTTGGTCTTGATGTCGGCGAGCTGCTGCTCCCATTCGACCAGCTTCTTCGCATCGGCACCGAGGGTTTGGCTGGCTGCGTTCTGATCGCCGATCAGGGCGCCCTGCTGCTGGAGAGCAGCATATTGTTGGCGTGCTGCGTCCAGTGCTTTGGTGCCGGCGTCCTCCCTGTACTGAGGCGTCTTCTTGACCGCCGGGTCCTTATACTTCTCGTTGATCGCAGCGATGTCTTTCGCCTGCTGATCCGCGGAAATCAGCTGAGAGCTGTCGCCGGTCTTCTTTGCGCGTGCGATGTTTCGCTCAACCAGCAAGCGGTAATCGGCGATCTCCCGCGTGCGCTTGTCCGCGTTGCTCTCAGTTTCCTTGCGGAGCTTGTCCAGCTTTAGTTGGTCGTCGAGGGCTTGCTGCTGTTGCTGTTGAGCGAAGCCTCTGGCAGCGGCGCGCCGATCTTCCTCGGCCTTGAGCACCAGCTTCTGAGTTTTGTCTCGCTCGAGCGCTTCCTTGCGGAAACTGTCATCGGGCGTAAGGTTGCTCAGCGGATCGACCGGCTGACCCTTGGCGTTGCGCTGGTTGCGTTTAGCGGCGTTCGCAGCGATGGCGTCGAGCTGCTCGTCGAGCTTCTTGATTTGTTGGTCAAGAGTATCTTCGCGACCCACGTTCAGTGCAGCGTCCCACGCTTGTTTCGCTGCCGACTTCACGCCGGCCCACGCCGTTTCCAGCGTGCCGAGGTTGCCTTTGATCGAGGATGAGGTGCGATTCAGGCCATCCTCATAAGCAGCGGTAGCAACCGCTGCTGCGTCTTGCGTCTTGCCCTGCTCCTGCAGCGACCGGATATTCTCGTAGGTCGTCGCGGTCAGGAAATTCATCGACTCGTTGAGCTTGAGAATCGCCCCGACAGGGTCCTTGGCGATTTGCTCGAAATTCTTCACCGTCTCTTCAGCAGCGGTGCCGGTCGCCGACTCGAACTTGATCGCGGCTTCTGCGATAGATTCGAAAGCAGTGACAGGAATGCGGGTCGAGCTTCCCAACTGGGCGAGAACTTCAGCAGCCTTGCCGACTGTGCCGCCCGCCTGGGCGACTTGCCGCGCCAGATCCGACAGACCACTCGCGCTCGTGCCGGCGGTGTTGCCGGTCATCGCCAGTGCAGCGCTATAGGCCGTGGCCTCGTCGCTGCCCTGCTTGTAAGCCAGCGCCAGCACGGCAGCAGCTGCCGCAGCCACGGTGAAAGGGTTAACCAGTCCCAGAACGTAGCCGCCCAGGGCTTTCGCCGCCGGCCCAATGCCGCCGAACATGTCCTTGAGCTGCCCACCCTGCTGCAAGAACACAGTCAGCGGGTTCTGCCCGGCCTGCAGCGAGACGGCGATGTCGGTGAACTGGGCAGGAACACCACGGAGATTGGCCGCATATTGCTTCGCGGTCTGCCCATTCTTGGCCATGACCCGATCAACTTTTTCCACCGCATCGCGCTGCTCGTTCAGCTTCTTCAGGTACTCGTCAAAGTCGCTTTTGTCCAAACGACCAGCGGCACGATGCTTGCGCAGCTGCTCTTCCATCTTGTCGAGCCGGCCATAGGCACCAATGACCGGATCAATCTGACCGACCAGCTTATCCAGCTGGCCAGCTTGATAGGCCGCTTCCTTGGTAGCCGCTTTCAGCGCGCGCTGCGCCCGGTCCATGCCCTTTTCGAAGCCGCCAGTGTTGGCGACCAGGTCAACGGTCAACTGGCCAAGCGAATCAACCGCCATAAATCACCCCTTCACACGCTTCAACAGCGCCAATAGATCCTGCGGCGTGGCTGCTTCCGGCGCGACACTGAACCCACGATCCGGCATGAAGTCCGAGAACTTGGCCTTGCCGCCCATGACGTTGTTGAACACCGTGGCCAACATGGCGAAACCTTCATCGAGGCGAAGTCCCAGATTCAACGGCCCGGTTTGTCGCCGGTACCGCATCCAGTTCATCGCCTCGACGTAGGTCATCCGCCGCTTGGCTTCTTCGATCGTTGACCCGAGGACGATGGCGATTTCGTGCCAGAGCTCTTCCTCGGGTTCGATTTTTTTTCGAGGACAGCCTCCGGCACCTTGTTCGCCTCGGTGATAGCCGCCAGCAGCACGATGGCCAGTTCTGCACACAGGGCGCCATGCCCGGTCTCGGAGGTGCCGACGATGTCGTCGACCGTGAATACTGGCTTTCCGTCCTTGTCGACGATGTTGGACGCGATACGCTGGGCAGCGAGATCACCGCCAGAGTCGTGCGCCTGCCAGCTTTGAGTCAGCGAGATAAACGACTCCTGAAGCACGTAGACGGTGGCCGTTTGGGCCACCCCATTTGAGTGCCAGGTGACTTCCTTTTTCACCGGCGGCGCGATGAACGCGCCAGCGGCTTTAAGCGAAGCAATACTCAGATCCATGGGGCTTCCTTAAGCTGAGGTCTTGGCGATCAGAACCGGTTCGCCCGAGACCTGAATGCCGACGGTAGATTTGACGACGTCGCCCAGGCCGAACGTGAACGGGAAACTGTTCATGTAGCCTTCGAAGGTGAGCCAGGTGCGGGTGTTCGGCAGCTCGAAGTCGATGTCGTCTTCCACCACCGCACGAGCCGTTGCGCCGGTACCAGCGCCGCCGGTAAGGGCAACGGTTGGAGCGCTGGTATAGCCAGTGCCTGGGTTGGTGATGTTGAAACCGGTGACTCTGCCATTGGCGACGACAGCCGTTGCCGTAGCGCCCGATCCACCGCCGCCAGTGATCGCTACCGTCGGTGCGGAGGTGTACCCCGTGCCGGCGGAGTTCAGTACCAACGCAGCCAGGGCGCCAGGGGTGCCAATGAGAGGCTGAACACCTTCCTCGGTTTCGAAGTTGTAACCGTCCGACCAGCCCACCACCCACTTTAGTTTGGTGCCGGCGGTCTTCAGTTGGTGAAGGCGCAGGTGGATCGGATTCTTTGGATCGATGTTCAGGCCGAAAGACGCAGAGCCTGGCTCGGCAAGACCCGCTTCGTACTCACGGCCCTTCGAAGTGGTGCATGTCACATCCACCTGGGCTACCGAAGTATCGATACCGTCCAAAGTCGTGAAGCAGCCCACGTTGAGGACGCTGTTGTCGGCCGGGTCGATGGCGAAAAGCTCAGTGCCCTGGACATTAATGGTCAATTTGGTACTCCCCGATTTCCTGTGAAATCACTTATGAGCGGGCATAAAAAAACCCGCCGAAGCGGGTCGTTCTTTCAGGTTTGCGTCTAAAACGGCACCAACCAGGCAACGTCAAAACCTTTCCTGTAGTTCTTTGTCTTTGCATCCCTCGTATCGACGCCAAAACCGGTGACATAGGCGTATCGGCCAATTGCCTTGCGCATCGCCGTCACGACGGCGTCAGCCGAGGTCGCGGTATCTGCGTAAACATCGATCTGGAGGCCATAGCGGTCGATTTCGGGCTGACCGTTCAAGTAGTTGATCGGCGACCCGCTGACCACCTGCCAGACCGCGTACGGCTTGCCCACGTTCTGCGGAGCATCGCCGTGCGGATATAGGCGAATCGGGGCGTCTCCAAGCAATGCTGTTACTGCCGGCGCTGCTCTGCAGGCGGCCACGATGGGAGCAAGCATCAATTCACTCCGAGCTTGATCAGCTGGTACTTCGCCGAGCTCAAGAACTCCTTGAACACAGCTTCGCGATTGTTCGATAGAGCCGGCCGCAAGAAAGGCTTGGCGCGGTTCTTCTCTGTACCGAGCTCGACCCACCACCAATAGAACGTGTTGCCGCCGCCCTGCCCCCTGCTGCGCTTGCGCACGCCGACCGACATCACCACGGCCCCTACTTCGACGCCGATGGCCTTACGTTCAACAATGGCGAGGTTCTTCGGGATGAAGTTGGATGTTTCCGGGTCGTCGATCCGCGCCGCGCGGTCCTTGGCGTCAGCGAGAACGAGCTCCATGGCATCCTTGGCCGCTGGCGTCACGACCTTGCGGCGCATCTCCTCGGCCAGGCCGCGAAACTTGGCCGATAGATCATCGGCGCCAGTGAGTTTGTACTCCACCCAATCAGCCATCGTTGACGCCCTCGCTCGCGGGGAACGTCAGGTACTCCTTACCTGAGACTGGATCGCGCAACGCGCCGTGCAGGTTGTAGATCCTGCCGTCATGGCGTGCCCGCATTGAAGCGTCGAAACCGTCACGGTACCGAGTCACGATTCGGCAAGTGACTTCAGACTGTGTGGACTGCGCGGCGATAAACTCGCGCACGCTCAGGTACTTGATCGCTGCCCAGACCGTGACGAACTCAACCCAGGTCACCACTTCTTCGTTCGAAGTTGGATCATTGGTTGTGACCTTCTGCTCGAACGTCACTCGGTGCCGCAGATCTCCGGCGCGCATGGGTATTTCTCCAGCGGTTTAGAATCGGCCAAGCTGCGGGACGACCATAAGAGAGATACGACCCCCATCGGCAGCGCCTCTGCTGCGGTACCTACCAGCACAGCCTCACGGTTGGTGTAGGAATGGCCGATCAGCAGCAGCAGCGCAGCTTTGAAACTAGCTGGGATGTCCGCGGCGGTAGCCAACAGCGGGTTGTCGCAGTACCACAAGGCCCAAGCCAGCGCCGACTCCGCGTAAAGCTCGATCAGATCGTCCTCATCCGGCGAGTCGACGCGCAGGTGCTTCTTGATGAGCTCCATAGCCAGTAGATCGGCAAGGGCTACGGTCATTTTTTAACCTTTTCCTTGGCCTTGGCCGGACCATCAACCGGGGCGGATTGCTCACCATCGACGAGCTCTGCGAGCTTCATGTCGACAAGAGCGTCAGCGATATCATCAGCAACGGGGCGACTTTCATGCTGGTCGAAGTGGCCCGCGTGATAGTGCGAGAACTGCCGCAATGCGCGAATAGTTTTCATGGTGAAACCGGGGCGGTTGCCCGCCCCGCTCCTGTCGTTATGCCGCTGGGGTGAATGCGCCTTTGATGATCGCGGTCGGACGGTAGTGGGTCACCGCCAGGCGCTCTTCACACAGGATGGTCAGCATGTTCTTCACGAAGTTATCGCGGTCCTGATTGCTGACCTCGATGGTTGCGTCCATGCGATCCCAGATCTGAGACGCCAGATCGAAGCCGCCGACGGTGAAGGTGCCCTGTGCCTGGGCCTTGGTCGCCACAACTGGCAGGCCCCACATGACTTTCGCGGCGAAAGCAGCTGGGCCGCCGAAGATGTAGCGGCCGTCCGCGTCTTTCAGCAGCGCGATCGAGTGCCAGTCGCGCGGGTTGAGAATGATGCCCGACGCTTCGAACTCCGACTCGCTCGTCTGGAAGATTGCGTGGGCAATCTGATCTGCACGCGTGTCGCCGGTAGCGTTCAGCGCGGCGTCATAAGCGCTGGCTACCTGATTCAGGCCAAGCAGGTTGTCGCCGGTGCCATCACCGTTGAGCAACTGACCTTCTTCGACCAGGTCCAGGCCGAACAGCAGGCGGTTGTTGACGTAGGACTCCAGCATCGGCGCGTCATCCATGATCTGGCGCGCAGCTTGAATCCAGTGAGCGATCGTTTTGACGTTCGCCGTTTCCTTGGTGAAGGTGAGTTGCGTTTCCGGCTTCAGCGCGCCCTCGGCGACGGGTGCGGCGCCATTGGTGAACACGTTTTCACGCACATACTCAATGGCGTTTGACGTGGTTCGGCCTTGCGCCAGCAGGTCGCGGATGGTGAGACGGCGCAGACCTGGCATCAAGATGCCCGGATTGCGTTGAGCTTGCACCAGGGCTCCAGCAGAGCCAGTGCCGCTGCCCAGTGCCTTGCTGAAGCTCTTGACGTCTACCTTGCCGGAGGTAGAGCCATTCCAGCCTTTCTTGATGTCTTCGGCTGCACGCTCAGCGAAGCTTTTCTTGTGCTCTGGGTTGTCCAGTTCGCCGCCGGCGAGCTTGGATTCCAGATCGAACAGACGCGCGCCCGACGTTTTCAGCTCTTCCTGCAGCTTGATGAAGTCATCCTGAAGCTTTTTGCTGACCTCGCCAGTCGCTGAGATTTCCTTCTTCTGCTCGTCGAACAGGCCCTGAATGCGGGCTTGTTGGTCTTCAATGGCTTTTTCGATTTTGGCCAATTCGGTCATGATTAAATTCCTGCGGGGGTGAAAGAGTTGATGCGCTGGAGCAGCGCTGATAATTCGCCACCTTCGGAATCGCTCCGAACTGCGGACTTGATGCGGGCGATCAACGCCTGCGCTTCGGACTTGGAAAGGCCGACTGAATCTCTCAGCCAGTGCTCCGCATCGCGAATTGATTCGATGGCATCCATGCTTTTCAACGAGGAAATGGATGCATCCTCGTTGGCCGGCTCGGTGCAAATGCTGATCTCACGCAGCCGCTGCATGGACTTGAACGCCATGCCGGTGGAAATACGGTCGAAGTCAGACGGACCGGCCAGAAAGCCAACTGACAGTCCGTTGACAGTTCCGTGCTGCATGGCTGATTTCAGCGCTTCGGACTGAGGATTGCCGGGGGTAAGCTCTCCCCGCGCCAGCAATCCTTTGCTGTCTTCTTCCAGATGCAGCCACTTGCCTACAGGGATGGCATTGCGCTGATGGTTGAAGAACATCGCGACCGGTCGCGACTGACCGGTGAGTGCTTTTGCGAAGGCCCCGGGCAAGATGATGTCGCCATCTGCATCGGTCTTGTTGAAGACACTGGCATACCCTTCGAAGATGCCCTGCGTGCCACCGCCTGCAAACTTGATTTCGGCCTGCTCAAACGCGATGGTCTTTTGAATGTTGGACATTTGCTGACTCCAGAAAAACTAAACCCCGCTCGGGGCGGGGTTCGTTTTGCCAAGTTGATCAAGTGGCACGTTTTGGGATTGGCGCGTGGCCACGTCGCCACCTGGCAACGGAGGCTTGTTATTCACTCGGCGCCCTTCGTTGATGGTTAGCAGGCCCGTGTCGACCAGCGTCTTCATATAATTCGCCCGGGCCGTCGAGTCACCGCTGAGCAGCCCGTCGCGGTTGTGCTCGGCGTGGACCTTGCCCAAATCCGCAGGTTTCACCAGCCAGCGCAGGATGCTCGTCTCCCAGATTTCGAGGTACGGGTCCAGGGTGTACTGGAGAAAGCCCAGATTCTGTTGCTCGATGCCCGAACCCCAGCTGGTGGACTTCTCAACATCGCCCACTAAGTGCGGCGGCACGCCAAAGAATCGCGCCAACTCACTAACTTGGAATTTCCGAGCCGCCATCGTCTCCGCATCTTGCGGGCTGACGCCAATCGGTTGGGTGGTGAAACCAGCCTCAATGATCCAAAGCCGCTTCTTGACCGGACCGCCCGAGATCTCTTTGAAGTTCTCCTCCACCTGATCACGCTGGACCTTGTTCAGCGTCTTCTCACCAGTGGAGAGGATCTGAGGTGACTTCGCACCGTTTGCGTAAAAGTCGCGCTGCTGATCTTCCATCGCGACCGCGACACCTGCGGTTTTGGCTCCGAATGCGATCGGCGAAAGCCCGACCAAGCCATTGAAGCCAAATCCTTTGAGGTGAAATATCTCGCTTTGCTTGAATTCGGCGTACTCGGTGTCCCGCTTGTAGCGGTAAACCACTCGCTTGCCTTCCAGCCTGACGTCCATGTTCACCGACAGCAGCGGAATCAGGCTGATCACATCCCCCGCCGCGTTGCGCTCGATCAGGGCATAGGCGTTTCCGTAGAAGCAGAGCTGCATGGTCATGGCGACACGGAAGTCGAAAGCCGTCATGTACTGATTCGGCATGTACCGCAGTAGTCGCGCGAGCGGGTTTGTCAGCGGCGCCTTGGTCCGGTCGTCACCTTTGGTCTCGAATACGTCCAAAGGCATGCAGGCGGTGACACTGGAGATCAGCCGCACGCAAGCGAAAACAGTGGATATCTGCAGCGAACGCTCGTCGTTGACGACCGAATCTCCCACCACGCCGGACGCCGATATCGGGCCGGTTTGCGAGCCCTTGTCCGGAGTGGTGAGGCGGCCACCGACAAAAAAGCTCGCCATACGCGCCCAGAAGGGACTGCGCGTGCGCAGATCGATGCTGTAGTCGGTATCGGCCATTACATACTCATTGGTCTAGAGAGGAAGTCATCGACATTGACGTCGTCCGGACTGGCGCCCGAGACACCAATTGCCATCAGCAAAGCGGTCATATCGTCGATCTTGTCGGCTGACCTCTTTTTGTCAGGCGCCATGTTCATGTTGTCGTCGCGCCTGGCAATCAGGTTCGAGGCGCACCAGTTCAAAAGCGGGTCGGCGCCGTGCGCAAACTGGCCGGAGATGTAGGCACGCTCCAAAACCTGCATTGCGGGGTGGTAGGACTTGGGCCCCTGGATGAACTCGAACATCGGGACGTCGCCGGCGACAAGTCGGTTCACCAGGTCTGAGGCGTTCCATTTGTCGTAGCCGATTGCCTGAATGTTGAAGCGCTCGTTCGCCGCCTTCACGTCCGCTTCGATCACGGCATAGTCGGTGACGTCGCCCTCGGTCTGTTTGAGCAGTCCCGATTCAACCCACGATGCGTAAGGAACGGTGCCGCGCTCTGTACGGAACGCGACCGCGCTTTCCGGCGCCCAGCGCCAGGCATAGGTATAGATGACACCGTCGACGTTCCAGATGAGGCGAAAGCTTGTGAGGTCGGTTGTCGACGCCAGATCGAGCCCGCCCCAACACGGGAAGTCAGCCAGCCAGTCGAGGTCAACTTCACCGCCGCATTGTTGCCACTTGTTCAGGTCGACCCAGCCGTCAGCGGTGGAAGCCGGCCGATTGAGCCGTTTTATTCGAAACTCTGCCATCTTCGACGGCATTTGCTTCGCTTCCACAGCCTCCTTGCGAATTGCGGCCAGCAGATGCGGGTTCACATCCATCAGGGGGTTGGCTTTGATCCAGCAGCGTTCGTCGAATTCCTCATCAGCCTTGATGCCGAGGGATTTGTCCTCGTCGTCGACCGCGTAGAACACCACCAGATAGTGGTCAGCCGTGTGGCCAAACAGTCCAGCCAGCAACTTCTTGGCGAACATCCTGATTTCAGCCCAAGGCCCAGGGTTCGTGTAACCCTCAGTCGTGGTGAACAGCCACAGCGGGTTGCCCCGCGCGCCCGCCGCCGACTGCAAAACGTTGAGCAGGTCAGCCGTTTTGTGCGCGTGGATCTCGTCGAGCCCGACATGCGACGGGTTCAAGCCGTCCTGGGTCGATGCCTTTGCGTGAATCGGCTTGAAACTGGCGCCCGTTTCGGCCCGGCTGATCGACTTCGCCCATACTTCAAGACCGAAACACTCCCGCAGGTCTGCGTTCTTTTCGGTCATTCGCTTGGCGGCGTTGAAGATGATCGCGGCTTGGCCGAACGTGGTCGCAGCACTGACGATCTGCGCACCCTCTTCCGGTTCGCAGCACTCGCAGTACAGCAGGATGGCCGATGACAGCGTGCTCTTCGCGTTCTTCCTCGCGACAGCGAACAGGGCCGAAGTAAATCGACGCGGATGGAACATCCCGTCGCCGCCCCAGCCTTCGGTGAAGACGGCTTCGCGCTTTCGAAAACCGAAGAGCTGAACGACGAAGAAAATGTGGGACGCGTGCATCACGATCGTGGGTTTCTCCCACTTGCCTTCAACGTG